AGCTCTCGGCCGGCTCCAGCGTGCCGCCGGTGACCAGCAGCACGCTGGCGTCGTCGTCGGGACCTTTGCGGCGGACGAAAGCGATAGCAAGGACTGGCACCAGCCAGCGCATATCGCGGCTGGTCTGCGAGGTCAGTTCGATGAAATCGGTCATGGCACAAGTTCTCCGATCACTTGGTTTTCACCCAATCGACGGTTCCCTCACCATCACACAGCGGGCACCAATCGCTACCCTGCACTGCGGTGCCGTGACACGCCGGGCATTCAATCAGCTTGGCAATCTCGACACCCCTCTCCTGCCAGTAGCGCGTCTCCCACTCCTGCCGCAGCCGCTCCGAGCGGAGGTACTCGACCAGCGGGTCGCGTGGCGGCGGCGGATTGGGCTTCAGCAGGCGCGGCTTCGGCGGCGGCCTCGGTTTGCTGCGCCACGGCCACCCCAGGGCGGCTTTCCTCGCGGCCCGCTCGATGTCTTTGAGCACCGCCAGCAGATAGCCCGCCTGGGCGCGCTTGATGTGGACCGAAGGATCGAGGCGTTTCTCCCGCTCCCGGCGTTCGATCCTCGCCCACAGCTGCCGGGTGCGCTCCCGCGACAGACCGATGCGCCGGGAGATCTCCATCAGCGTCGGCATTTCGCCGGTTTCCAGCGCATAGCGGCAGATCTCCTCGGCGACCTGCTGCATCCGCGGGGTCCACTGCGGCTCCATCAGCCGTTGCCGAGGCTGCGGAACTGGTAGAGCGACTGCCGGCGATTGATGACCACGTAGTTGAGCCACCCCCGCAGGCGCAGTTCGCGCAGGATGCGGCCGGGACTGTCGGGGGCGATGCCGGGATCGAGCCAAAGGACGTGCCGCCGCAAATCCTCCGCATGAAAAGCCTCTCCAGCGTGATTGCCGTAGAAGTCCATGATGATCGGTGCGATGCGACTGAAGACGCGATAACGGTCTTCGGGGCTATCGTTGTCGCGGCTCATCTCAGTGCATTCCTCTCTCCATGTCAGCCTTGATCTCGGGGAAGTATTTCGCTTCGACCTCGGGGAACACCAAGGCGCCGTGGCCATGCTTGGCCAGCAGCTCGCGGACGAAGGTGCCCTTGCCGGAGAGGTAGAGGTCGCGCAGCCGCTTGAGGGTCTCTTCCTTGAGCTTGTGCAGAGCGACGGCATCGACCGGCGGCTCGACAAAGGGGTCCTTCTGGGGCTCTGCGGCGACGTCCTCGATAGGCTCCGCAGCAGGCTCCTCGACGGCTTCCAAGCCGTTTTCCTGGGCGGGCGGCGGCTCCTTGCGCGGACGCCCAGGGCGGCGCTTCTCCTGCGGCAGTGGTGCAGGTTCTTGAGCTCGAATGACGGCTTCCTCGCGCGCCAGACCGATTTCATCCGCCGAAAGTTTTGGCGGCTCCTTGAGAAGACGCTGCGGGCCGAGAAAATTCTCGACCTGGCTGATGAGATCGTGGACGTCGGTGGCTTCAAAGGTCAGTTTCATGCGGTAGCTCCTGGAAGAATGGCGAGATAATTGCACTTGCTGATCGCGGTGACCTTGCTGCAGGCTTCACAGCGGCCACTGCGGAAGAACCTATTCGGCACGCTCATTCCCTGACGCGAGCCGCAGTGCTGACAGGTCCATTTCTGGTGGACGCGACCGCCGCGATTGATGATCGCGGCAGCCCCCTCCATGCACTCTTCGATGGGGTAGTCGTGGTATTTGATCTCTTCGGCCACGGATTTTCTCTCAGTCGAACAAAGCTTTGAAGTCGCGGGCTTTCCGCGCGAGGATCGATTGGATGCGGTCGTCGAGGGTCTCGTGGGCGGTGAAGAAGCGGGCGACGACGCCGTCGTGCTGGCCGATCCTATGGACGCGGGCGGCAGCTTGGACGTTGTCGCCGACGGAGTAGCTGGCTTCGACGAAGAATACGTCGGCGCAGGCGCACATAGGTCCGACCAGGGTGATGCCGGTGCCGGCGGCGGCGATGTTACCGATGAACATCCGGCAGCGATGGTTGGTGAGGAAGGTGTTGATCGCCGCAGTACGCTCTGACGGACTGGAGCCGCCGTCGATCTTGACCGGCGACCAATCGGCCAAGCCGGTCATCAGTCTGTCGATCACTTCACGATGATGCCCGAATACCAAGATCTTGCGGTGCGCCGGCAGCCCTTGCATGAAGTCGTCGAGATACTCGACCGCCGGGCCGACCTTCAGCAGGCCGAGCATCCGGCGAATGCGCATCACATGTTCGTCGCCGTAATGGCCGCTGAGATAGTCCAATAAATCGTCGTCAGAATTGATTGGCAGTTTCGGCAGTGTCTGGGCGGCGTAGGTATCGACGCCGATCGGCACCAGATCGTAGCGGATCGGCGGCAGATCCTTGAGCACCTCCTCCTTGCGCACCCTGATCATGAAGCCGTCGAGGCGGTGGCGGAGCTCCGCGAGGTTCTGGGAGCCTTCGATGGTCCGCACCGGGTAGGGGCTGGTGCCGAAGCGTTTCATCACCACGCGGCAGTAGCGGTCTTCGAACTGCCACTGCGCCAGGTCGTGGCCGTTGGCGCCGGCAATCGCCCGCGGGTAGAGCGCCTTCAAGATCGGGTAGAGCTCACCGGCGTGGTTGGGCGCCGGGGTGCCCGACAGCGGGATCACCGTGCCGAGCTTCGGCCACATCTTGCCGAGGATGGCTTTGGTGCGATTGGCGCCGGGGTTCTTCAGCGCGTGGGCTTCGTCGATGACGCTCAAATCGAACGCCTGGCCGCGCAGCACCGCCTCGATATAGGGACTAAGCTTCTGCGAGATCAGCCCATAGGTGAGGATTTTGACGCCGTCACCGCGGAGGTCTGCTGGTCCCTTGACGACGGTCGCCAGGTAGGGCGACCACTTCTTGGTCTGCTCTTCCCAGACGTAGCGGCCCGACGCATGGCAGGCGACGAGGATGCGCTTGGCGCCGCGCCGATGGGCAGCCTCCAGCGCGGTGCGCGACTTGCCCAAGCCGGGATCGAAGCCGAGATAGACCGGGTGGTCGGCTTCGATACGGGTGATGGCATCAGCCTGGAAGCTATACAGAGGTTCGGTCACGGTTGTTGCTCTTTGAGTTTGACGTTGCGGAACCAGTCGAGGATCAGCAGCGCCTCTGCGCGCCCCTGGTGTTTCTTGAGGTGCAGCCCCTCGATGCCGGGGTGCAGCTTGATGGCGAGGGCGCGGGAGGCCTCCTTGTCCTTGCCCAGCAAGCCGTGGTGGCGCTTCCACACCGACGGTGTGACGTAATGGACGGGCACGCCGCAGGCGGCCAGCACTCCGTAGATGGCGCCACAAGCGAAGCCGAACTTCCAAGTCGAGGCGACGCCCTGCTTGGGCATCGATGCGACCTGCTCGACGACGGCGGTGTTGACGCCCATGTCGCGGACGACGCGGCTGAACGCCGCCGGGTCGATCTGGCGGTTGACCACGGCGAGGTCGCCGACAACCAGATTGCCCGCCGGGGTGTAGAGGGCGACGGCGCCGGAGATGGCGCCGGGATCGACAGCCATGATGGCGCCACTAGCCGGCATCGGCGAGCTCTGGGAACGGTTCGAGAGCGATGCTCTCCGGCTCGCGGAAGTCGTCGATCGAGACGATGACGCGGCTTTCCAGACCGAGGTCGATGAACGCCGGCAGCCACACATTGGGGATCGAATTGTGCATCCGCCAGCCGGCGATCGAGGACTGCGGCAGGCGGGGGTAGCCGCGTGCCTCCAGTCGCTCGACAATCCGGCGGTAGGGCTTCAAGCCGTCGATCAGCTCCCTGATGCGCCACTTCGGCGGCTCGTAGTTGCGGGTATTCATGCTTTAAATCTCCGGTCGGCAAAGATCGGTGAGGTCGCGCAACCGCTTGGTCGCGCGGGATAAGCGTTTGGCAAAGGCAGCGGCCTGTTGCTCATTGTCGAATTGGATGTCTTGGAACAGCAGCCACAGGGTGCTGATGGCGCTTTCGAGCGCCTGCAATTCCTGCTCCATCTCAGGCGTCCTTCTTGGCCAGCTTGAGGGTCTTCATTTCGCTCTTCCGCATGAACGGCTCGACGACGTCCTTGCCGAGCGCCGCGGTGATGGCGTTCTTGTCCAAGGTCTCGCGGGTGGAAACCATGACGAAGGCGCGGTAGGCGGCACCCTCGCGGCCGGCGTCGTTGGCGGCTAGGAGGACGTCGCGAAGTTGGCTCTCGCGGTCCTGCAGTGCCTTGATCTGAGCGCGCAGCGCCTGCATTTCGTCGGCGGGGTGGATGTTGCTGGGATAAGCCATAATCATTTTCCTTGTCGATGAGCGTTGAGTTGATGCTATGAATATACCGCTTGCATTGAGGGGTGTCAACAGCTAATATCATAGTGCCCGGATAAATCATCCGACAAACACTATGAGGCGAAAATGACTAAACTCCACATCGATTTCGAAACATTTGCTTCTGCCGACCTCCGCAAGTGCGGCTTAGAAAATTACGTCAACTCCGCTGACTTCAGGGTGACCGTCTGCGCCTGGGCGTTCGACGATGGTCCCGTCATGCATGAGATCTGGCCCAGCCCCAAAATGCCCCTCCACCCCAGCATCATCGAGCACATCGAGGGGGGCGGCGAAATTCGGGCGCATAACGCCGCGTTTGAGTACGCGGTGCTGACCCAGCACTTCGGTGTCACCGTCAAGCCGGAGCAAATGGTCTGCACGATGCAGAAGGCGCTGGCCTATGGGCTGCCGGCGGGGCTGCTGGCGGCGGGGCGAGCTCTGGGGCTCTCGACCATCAAGGACGAGACCAAGCGGCTGCTGATGCTGTCGATGGGTCGTCCGAGAGCCAATGGGGCG